CTTTTAGGGGATTATGGTTATGGCCATCGGTCGCTACTTCAGCGTAAATACTGGTACCAAGACAATCCTCTCGGGACCATTTAAGTACGATCCGGTTACAGATCCCGGATGGACTCCAAGTGATGGCGGAACGCTTATGCTTGAAGCCACCGCGATTTCTGGCGGATATACGCGCCCAGCTACACCAGCAGATCCTGTTGACGTTCTTCGTCAAAAGATTCCAGCAGCGATTGCCGCTAATAACACGTTCCGCGCAATTGCGAGCCCAACAAACGCGCAGATAGTCAACTACCTTCAGACGGTTGCCAAAGAGCTTAACGCACTTCTTCGCCTTGCTGGTCAACTACTCGATGATACGAGTGACAGCTAATGGTTGCTATCGGTGGACCGTACGCCACGCTTGCCGAGCTTAAGGCTTGGTTAGGGATTCCCGACTCCAAGACGGATAAGGACGCTGAACTTACTCGGCGCCTTACTTCGGCATCCGATGACATCAACCGGTGGACGAATCGCCAGTTTGGTCAGCTAACCACGCTTACAGAGCGCACTTTTCGCCCAGGACCATCCGGGGTGGATGTGCATGACTTCTGGGACCTTACTGGCCTTGTCATCACCCCGTATCTTGGAACAACTGCCGGGACAAACTGGGATGTAACACAACTCCAGTTTGAGCCACTTGACGGTATCGTGGACATGGTCCCGGGATGGCCGTACAACAGGATTTGCCTTTCCGTGGACAGTCATCCACTGTGGGCGAATCTCTTCTATTCGGCATCTACACTGAAGATCACGGCAAAGTGGGGATGGGCTGCCGTACCCTCGAACATCAATACGGCTTGCCTTCTCCTGGCCAGTCAGGATAACAAGAGCAAAGACACGCCGTTTGGCGTTGCCGGGTTCGGGGACTATGCGGTCCGAATCCGCTCGAACCCGCTAGCTCAGGAAAAGCTTGATCCGTATGTCTACCGGGGAACCGCAACAACTACGCTTATGGTGGCATCGTGAGCGTAGTCAACTATGACATCGGACAGATCATGGATGCGCTAGCGGCCACATTCAACAATGTGGCAACTGGCGATACGATCAACGGTGTCCCCGTGACTATCGAGTGCAAGGCTGAGGTACCTGACGAAATCCAGCCACCATCTCTCGTCTTGGAACTGGACTCACAGACCTTTGACCTGAACATGGGTAGCGGGGCGGATTCACTCAGTGTTGTTGCCCTAGCACTGGTTCAGTATCAGGATGCGGCTAACGCTCAGCGTGCGCTCTGGTCATTTCTCTCACGGAAGACCACATCGGGCGTTGCTCGCCTGAAGGCAGCCCTAGAGGCTAATCAGACCTTGGGCGGGCTGGTTTCGTATGCAATCATGACGCAAGTCCGGTCACCGGGCATCGTGGAATTTAACCGGGTGCAATACCTCGGTGCCGAAATCGTTATCGAGGTGGTTTCGTGAGCTTCCTCCCGGGAGTAGCCACTCGGGTCCTCGTGGATGAGGTTGAGGTATCCAGCGAGGTATCCGGATGGTCGGTAGCCTTCCAGCGCGCCATGTCCGAGGTGACATGCGTTGGCCAGACTGCCGGCAATGCTGGCTCTAACTTTGTCCCCGGCCTGATGTCCGGATCGCTCAGCTTGCGCGGCCCCCAACAGGCTAGCCCTGCATCTGGCTTGACTGCCGAGATTCAGGGCGCCATCGGATCGGACAACGCCTTCATGGTGACATGCCTCCCCGATGGCGTAACCATCGGGAAGCCGGCATTGTTCATGATCGGCGATCCCACAGAGTACGCCGTGAACGCAGCCGTGGCGGATGCCAACTCGATGACCCTCTCCGCGATGCCTGACGAGGCCGTGGAGATGGGCTATGTGGTTGCCGCGCTTCAGGCATACACCGCCGATGCCCTCACCGGTACCGCGGTAGACCGGGGCGCATCGCCGCTCACGCCCACCACGGCAGGATGCGTTGGGGCACTCCACGTCACCGCATACTCAGGCTTCACCAACGTTGTGGTCAAGATTCAGCATTCGCCAGACAATAGCGCGTGGTCTGACTTGATCACATTTACCACCGTTACCGCCGTTGGCTTCCAGCGAGCATCAGTGGCCAACGGCACCACCATCAACAGGTACCTTCGGTCATCCATCGATGTGACCGGTTCAGGTTCGATCACGCTACTGGTTGCAGCAGCGCCCCGTTAAGGAGACAAGGCCATGGCCTTTACGCACGGAAAGGACGCGGTTTTCTCCCTGGACGACTCCGGGGGAACGCTGCGTAGCGTCAAGATTTACCTCAACAGCGTTGCCGGCCTTCCGGGTGCTCGCGCCCTGTCTGAGGTGACAGCGTTCGGCGACCAGGGCGTCAAGAGCATCCCCTCCCTGGCCAACGTGCAGTTCTCGATCGGTGGGCACTACGACGCCACGGCGACCACGGGTATCGCCACGGTGCTGAATGGCTTGCGTACCACCACCGTTACGTCAACATTCGAGTACGGCCCGGCTGGTAGCGCAACAGGTGCCCTGAAGATCACTGGTGAATGCTGGCTGACCAACTACACCATCGATTCCTCTGTTTCGGATCGCGTGCCGATTGCTGCACAGTTCCAAGTGGATGGCGTCCCCACTCTCACCACGTACTGATGTCCTCAGTCGAGTTTCGCATCAACGGCGCCGCCACCCTTCATAAGGTGGCGGCACAATTCAGGGCGCAAGCGAACAAGGATCTATCCCGAGATCTCAGTAACGCTCTCTCCAAGGCCATCGAGCCAGTGAAGACAGCCATCAAGGCGAGCGCTGAGGAAACCATGCCTCGTGAGGGTGGTTACAATCCGACATTCAGTCGCGCCCTGAAGTTTCGCACCAATCGGAACACGCGAGGATCTGACGGTAGTGTCACGCTCTCCACGTACGCCGAGGGAAAGACTGACCGAAGGGATATCCGCGCACTGGAGCGCGGTGACCTTCGGCATCCTCTCTTCGGGCATCGCAAGCGAGCGTGGTACACCACCCCCATCCGTGCTGGCTTCCATCGGCGTGGTACTGACAAGGCGCTGGATGAGGCACAGAAGGAAATATCCAAGGTCGCTGATGATTTCCTGAAGCACCTGACGTAAACGCAGTAAAGCGAGGAAAGGCGAGGAATGACCACCAACCTAGCAAAGGCTCTTGAACCTGTAGATTTCAAGTTCACGGATCCCGATGATGTCAAGAAGTATGGTGACCGCTGGTTCACCTATGACGAGTCATCCATCCTTCGCCTCCCTGGTCGTGAGCTGCTGGCACTAGAGGAAGAGTTTGGCGTCCCTCTCCCCACCATCCTGAACGGGTACAGGCATAACTCGGTTCTGGGGGATCTGGGTGTCACCTGGCTCGGCGTGCGTGCCGTTGATGCCAAGCTTGCTGGATCATTCGAGGATTTCACGCCTATCTGCATGGCCATTGAATGGCGGAAGACCCCGGGAAAATCGGAAGAAGCAGAGCAACACGAGGATGGGAGTTCTCCCTCTATGACCTCGGAGAAAACGGATACGGTCGTTTTGCAGACCTTACCTATAGAGGAATAGCCCATCTCGTCAGCCTATGGGCGCCAATCTTTGCGGTGCACATGAGCATGACCAAGTCTGACATGTTGGAATACTCAGTTCCCGAGCTAGTAGACATCTTGGATCACTTTAAGGAGATGCATGCCTGACGAGAAAAGGCAGCTAACCCTGGATCTCCTTGCCAAGAACAACATGTCGAAGGGGACGAAAGAAGCTGCCGATGACTTGGACAAGCTTGGCCGCAAAGCCGCTGAAGCTGACAAGAAGGCACAAGCTCTCTCTAAGGCAACAGAAGAACTTACCAACAAAGCCGGCAAGCTCGATCACGGCCTAGATTCGACCAAAGGCAGAATCTCTGGGCTCAACAAAGAGATCGATGTTACCAAGGTCGAGCTTGGCAAGCTTGGTGCCCTGTTCGCTGAAGCTGGATCGGCCAGCGAACGCCTCGATATCAGCAAGGCGATCAGGCGTACCGAGAATGACCTCAGGCGCCTTAACAAGAGCAAGAGCCTTCTATAGGATCTACTCCCTGACGAACAGGAAGTAGAGTCCAGCGTCTCCAAGTTCGTCAACGCGGTTTCTGGCACTGTCATCAGTGGCCTGGAGTCGATCGGCAGAAACCCGTACGTGGGTGCTGCCCTCCTGGCCGGCGTGGTTGCCACAGCTCCCACGATTGGTGGTGCCATTGGTGGTGCCATCGTGGGTGCTGTTGGCGCTGGCGGCATCGTAGGCGGTGTGCTTCTTGCGCTGAAAGCCGATGACAGCCTGAAGTCCAGAGCAAAGGAAATCGGAAGCACGTTCGTTGAAGGCCTTCAGGCTGAGGCCAAGGATGCCTTCAACGCGCCGCTACAGGAGAGCCTGAGCAAGCTAGAGGGATTCCTTAC